TGCAAATTTATCTCTCTTTAGACGTATAAAAGGTGTTAAGATTGGAGGATAATATAAAAAAATGCAAGAAGATATATTGATTAATTATGATTTATTTATAACTAAACAAGCTGAAAATGGAGCAATATTAGAATATAGTTTGTACGAGCAAAAGCATAATATAAGCATTGACAATTTAGCGAGTTTAAAAGTAACAGAAGATATTGACTATTGTAACTATAAATTAGTTAATAATGAATTAATTGAGTTGACAGATGAAGAAAAACAAGCGTTAATTCCTACTCTAGCACCAACAGAGCAAGACAAAGTAAATGCTAGTTTAATGCTAGAAATAGCAAAACTTAAAGCAAAGGTAGGTACTGTATAATGGATAAAGATTTAATTAAAATGTATTATCAAATGGGTTTATTTACAGTAGCTGACTTAGATATATTTGTTATGGCTGGTTATATAACAGAAATAGAAAAGCAAGAGATAATGTACGAATTATAAACATTTTACGGATAAAATAATAATTTAAAAGGCATAAAAAGACACTATTAATAGTGTTATTTTTTTACCTTTAGAAAAAACGAGGTGAAACATGACTGTAGAAATAAGTATTTTGATAGCAATTGTAGGTTGCTTTGTAGGATTAGCTGGATTTTTAAGAAGTCGTGACGGTAAAATAGCAGCAGATTCAGAGTGGAAAGGTGAAGTTAATACTCAATTAAGAACAATAATTGATATTAACACAGGAGTTAGAAAAGACGTAGAGGGTATTGAATCAAGACTTGGAAAACTTGAAAACAGAGTGTCTAAAATAGAAAGCAAGTGTGAAGTTAATCATGTCGAGAGGTAATAAGACCAATAAACTTAAAATGGAATTTAGCAAAAAAATATTATTAACAGCTTTTATAGTTGCTATAATCGTATTGATATTATCTTTTATACTAATGTATGTAATAAGGGACTTATCTCCTCTAAGTTATATAATTACAGGGATAATGACAGTAATAACAACAGCTACAAGCTTTTATTTTTGGAAGGCTAAAAATGAAAATATGGCTAAAAATAAATACTATAAAGAGGATGTTGAAGAATGATAAACTGGAAACAAAAACTAACAAGTAGAAAGTTTTGGACTGCATTGATTGGTTTTATTACAGCTATAATGGTAGCACTTAATTTTAACCATCTGCAAATAGAGCAAGTTGTAGCAATAATAACAGGAGCCTCAACACTTATAGCGTATATAATCGGCGAGGGCATTGTAGATGCTGCAAGAATAAAAAATGAAAGTGTAATAGAAGATGAATTTAAAAAAGCAGATACTAACAAATAATGAATGCTATAAAATAGGACAAAAGCACATAGTAAAAGGTATAATTGTACATTCGACTGGTGCAAATAATCCAAACCTTAGCAGATATGTCGGTCCTGATGATGGACTCTTGGGAGTTGTGAACTCTAATAACTGGAATCAATTTAGACCAAATAGCAGACAAGTCTGTGTGCATGCTTTTATTGGAAAATTAAAGGATGGAAGTATCGCAACCTATCAAACTTTACCATGGAACATGGTAGGCTGGCATTCTGGCTCTGGTCATTTAGGGTCTTTTAAAAACGCTAACAATACTGGATATATAGGATTTGAAATTTGCGAAGATAATCTAACTGACCAAACTTATTTTAATAGTGTTTATAAAGAGGCTATTGAGCTATGCGCATATTTGTGTAAAGAATACAAGCTCAATCCTATAAGTGACATAATTTGCCACAGTGAGGGATACACAAAGGGTATAGCCTCTAATCACGCAGATGTAATGCACTGGTTTCCATTGCATGGTAAAAGTATGGATATGTTTAGACAAGATGTGTTAAAGGAATTAACTAAACTAAAAAACTCTACTACAGGAGATGATGAAAATATGATTAGATATAACGAATTAGATGAAATACCAAAAGATTATAGACCTACAATTGAAAAAATGATAAAAAATGGATATCTAAAAGGCAAAGGTAACGGAACGCTATTAAAGCTTGATATAAGCGAGGATATGGTGAGAAGTTATGTATTTATGGACAGGGCTGGAATTTGGGGAAAATAACTATAAAAGGCAGATATCAATCTGTCTTTTATTTTTTTAAGTAGGTGTTATTATGGCAAAGTATAATTCTAATTTAAATTATAATAAAATTATGGGAGAGGGTGGAGCTATGTATAACAACTCTCTCTTTTTTACGTTGATACGAATTAATGACAATGCTTATATTGGCGATAGTTCTGATAATATTAAAGCGAATTTAAGCATTTTAGATGATGTTCTTGTTAGGGACAATAAAACAGTTATAGCGGATATTTCCGTTAATGATGAAGGTTATATTAAAGATAACAAAATCGTTATGGCAAGTATTTCCATTGACGATAAGGCTTATATACAGGAAGATAAAACAATAAAAGTTAGTTTAGAGTTAATTGACAAGGCTTGCATCAAAGATGAGCCATCAAATGTGTACGAGTTTAACTCTAAAGATTATTTTTTAGTTACTGACGATAATATTTTAGAGCCTTTAGGCGTGCTTATAACAAATGACAGTAGACATGAACTACTTCCTGCTACAAGAGATAATATAGAGGAAATAGCGGGAATTGATGGAGAACTTGATTTTGGATCTTTCCTTAAGGCTAGAACATTAGAGCTTGATGTCACAACCTCCGAATATCAACATAATATTAACAATCCATTAGATAAGATGAATTTACAAAGATTATTCGCTAGATATCTTAATCCTAAAAACGGAATTAAAAAACTGGTCTTTCTTAATGATATTGATAAAACATATTTTGTAAAGTATTCAGGTTCTATGTCTGTAACCAATTATCCAAACTGGTTTAGATTTACTATTCCTTTTAAAATGAGCAACCCATATATTATGGGAACTATTGAGCATAAGCAAACCGGAAGTGGTCATTTAACAAACAATGGCAATGTAGACACAGGATTAATCATCGAAATCAAAGGTCCGGCTTCTACTCCATCGCTTGTAATAGGAAATAAAATCTTAAGATACAACGGGTCTTTATCAAATAATGATATATTAATTATAGACACTGAAAAACAGACGGTTAAAATCAATAATACAAACGCACTAGACAATTATAACAAAGTTTTTCCTATGTTACAAATTGGGGAAACTAAATTGATAGCAGAAAATAATGTTATTGTCAAATGGCGTAATAAATGGATTTAACGAGGTAAAATTTATGCAAATACCAAAACATATAGAAGTCAAAGCCGCTGGTAAAACAGTGGCTTTTTTATCACCCACGAGTGATGGTTTAAAAGATATTTTTATAGATACAAGATTAAATGGCGAATCTACTCTTGAGTTTAGTTTGCCATCGGATAATGAAAAGAATAACGAACTAACTCCGGAATGTGAAATATATGCAGGTGGTAAGGTTTATAACTTACTAAAAGAAGATTGTATAGATGAAGTTATGGACGAGGGTGGGAAAATTGTAACTAAATATATGGCTGTCGAGCGCTTTAATGAACTTGATAATATGTACCCAGAGCCATATATAACAAATGACCCTAATATCTTCTCTCCTGCCGACTTATCTGTAATTATTGTTGGCGGTGGCTCTGATTTGTCTAATGGACAATATCTTGTCGGAAGCGCCGCTCATGCCCTTCACGCTGTCCTTAAAGGAACTAATTGGAATATCGGCGTATGTGATGTAACTGGTATTCATGATTTAGAGATGGAAAAAGTATCAGTTCTACAACTTATAAAACAAATCCAGGATACATGGGGTGGTTTTATTGTTTGGGATAGTTTAAACAAAATCGTCCATTTAAGAGACGGTAATCAATGGAAGAACTATACAGGGTTTCAAGTTAAATATGCAAAAAATTTAAAACATATAACAAGAATTCAATCCAACAAATTAATAACTAAAATGTATTGCTTTGGAAAGGATAATCTTGATATAGCAAACATTAATAATGGCATCAAATATGTAACTGATTTTAGTTATACAAATAATATTTATACGAGCATATATAGTAATCCTGATATAGAAAATGCGGAGGAATTAAAGCAAAAGGGAATTGCCGAACTACAACTAAATTCTAAGCCTAAGTACAACTATCAAGTAAAAATGGTTGATTTAAGAACCTTACCCGAATATTCTCATGAAGAATTTACACTTGGCGATATGGTTGATGTTATAAATCATAAAATGAACATTGAGGCTAATGTTAGAGTTTTAAGACATAAATATAATGTATTTGAGCCTTGGAAATGTGAACTTGAGCTTGGCGACCCTGTCGAAAGACTTGTCGAAAAGTTAAAAGCCTCTTTTAATACTACTGGATTTATTGATAATACTTTTAATTCTTTTGGTGAGATGTCAGGTAAAAAACTTGTTGATGGAACTGTAATAGGAAATGCTATAGCTGATGCAGCTCTCGAAGCTTCTAAGTTTAATATTAAACAATTAATTCTTACAGGTGATATTTGGAACGACAATACTCCGTCAGGTGGTCGTGTAACTTGGAACTCTCATAAGCTGTTTTATGACGGACAAGAACACACCATAGTTGGTGGAAATACTAATAAGAAATACATCGTTTGGCGTAAAGATATAAGCAATGTAGCCTATCAAGCTTATACACAGGCTGAATTTGACGGCTTGACTTTAAAAGATTATGATTGGGTAATAGCTGTTAATAATAGTGGTATACATGATATAGCTTGGTATAGCAGAATGGCAAGACAATTTATAGCTAGTGCTTTTATTGCTGATGCTGCTATTAAGACAGCTCATATTGAGGATGCTTCAATTGTTACTGCAAAGATAGCAAACTTGGCTGTTCAAGCTGCTCATATAGCAAACTTAGCTGTTACTAATTTAAAGATTGGTGATTTACAAATTGATGAGAGAACTATTGCAAGCTGGGCGATATCTACTGATAAGATTCAAGATTTAGCTGTAGATAATGCTAAAATAGGTAAGGCTGCGATTACAGAGGCTAAAATTGATGATTTAGCGGTTACTAATGCAAAAATTAAAAATATGTCAGCTGATAAAATTATCGCAGGAACTATAAAAGCGTTGATTAAAATTATGTCGCCTGAAATTTATAGTGGCAAGTATTATTCGGATGGTGAAACTCCGCCTCATTTCGAACTTTCAAGGAGTGGTAATATGGCTGATTTTTCTTTATATAGGGGTACGGGCGGTGGAGATTATCCTATATTTCAAATACGTGACGATGTGCCTTCTGTGTCATTACGATTTGGGTCTGGTGGCAATGAACTAAAAACAGCTTTACGCAGTGCGGGAGATGACACCTATGCTTATGGTAATTGGGACTTCTCCGACGCCAATGTAACGGGAGTAACGGCGAGGTTTGCTCCGTAAAAAAATTATTTTTTAATGGTTCTTAAAGTTATTGATATTTTTTCCCAAAAACGATACAATAAACAAAATTAAATAGCTGTTAGATACTGTGTTGCAGCAAAGAAATACGGAAAACACCACAAATTAGTTATCAGAGGATAAAGATAACAATTTGCGGTGTTTTTTTATAAGTTTTAAACTTAGAAAACAAGAATTTAGATTTAAAACTTTTGGACTTTTGGTGACTCATACAACAGAAAGTAACTGAGAAA